TTATGCCACGTCGATCCATTCGGCGCCCCGACTGTCCCGGTAGAGATCCGTCATCTTCGCGGAGCGGTGGCCGAGCAGCCGTTGCGCATCGCGCCCTTCTTCTTCATGAAGCCTGGCAGCCAGGGAACGCATCTCATGGAAGCTTGGCGGGCTGGCGCCGAAATCGAGTCCATGTTTTTTCGCCGCCCTGTCCCTCGCATCAGCGAACGCGGCGCTTATGGTGTCCAGCATAATCGGCTGCCCAGCCTTGGCACGACTGATCGTGCGGTGATGATGGATCATGTAGCGGGAAAGAACCCTCCCTCGGCATGATTTGATCACTGAGGCCAGATCGAGACCAAGGACAGCCAGACCAATCGACGTGCTTATACGAAGGCGCATTCCCGTCTTCGACTGAACAACCTGCAGGTATCCGTCCTGCTCGTCCTTGAACTGCATTGCTGCAAGATCCTCCCGCCTCTGGCCGGTAATAACCGCCAGTTCCATGGCTCGTTTCAACCAGGGCTGTTTCGCCTCGGCATAGATCAGACGCCATGTCTCCAGAGTCAGGCGCTCGCGCTTGATTTTCACCCGCGCCGCCTTCGTCACCTCCACCGGGTTTTTGTCAGTCCATCCGGCCGCCATCGACTCCATGAAAACATCCCGCAGAAGGGATCGCATGGCTCGGGCCATTTGTGCTTTCCCTTCCTTCGCCATCTCCGAGAAGTAGCCGGCCACATCAATGGTCCCGATATCCCGGATGTCCATCGTTCCGAACCTGGCGCGCAGCCGTTTCAGGCGCATCCGAGTATTACGGACACTGGCCGCCGCCAGGCCGCGCTCGGCGTAGATCTTTTCGTACTCGATGAGCCAGTCGTCAAATAGCCGCGGCGGACGTGATGGCTCAGAATTGAGCCTGTCGGCGATAGTCGGCTGAAGCGCTTCCGTGTGGTTTGCTTCGATCGCTTCCCTAATCGCGCGAGCCTTGTCCTTGCCCAGGCCGAACATCCGGCCGCTTACTGGATCTCGATAGGCGTAATAGGTTACGCCTGACCGAGAGTCCGTCTTCTTGTACAGGTTTGGGGGGAGGTCTTTTGACCCCTCTTTACGCGGCCTTGGTGCCATGGCGTGCGCTCTTAATGCGGGATATCAGACTGTCGCCAGGTGCGGAGCGTTTGGCGGGCTCTTGACTGCTGTACTCCGCATCCGGGCTCACGTAGTAGCTTCGACCATGCTTTACGGGAGTAGGGATAATACAGCCATCCCTTGCCCACCTGCGGAGGGTGTTGATACTCGGCGGCGTCCTGAAGTGCTCAGCCGCCCATTCTTCTAGGGTTACGAGTTTCATTGGACAATACCTCCCCGTCCTGCTGGCGCTGGTCGGGAAAATGGTTTTCGGGGACTGGTAGCCTATTCGGCTACCGGCGAACTAGAACGAGCAGCCCCATTGCAGGGCTGCGAATGCTGGCGCGAGTTCGATCAGTGCGTGTAGCGCGACCAGGCTGGCGCCGATGACGGCTACTGCCGCAAGTCTGGATAGGGCTTTCTTCATGTGAAGGGCTCCGGATCAGTCGCCCGCGGCCTTCGAGATCAGGTGCATGAGCATTTCGCGCAGTTGCTCGCGCTCTAGCACCTGTCCGGTTTTCGCATACTCGTCGGCCTGGCGCAGGATCGCGTCGATCTCAATCTCGAACATCGGCGAGAGCACGTCTGGCTCGCACTGCTCGAGCAGCAACTGGATTGCGCGGGTCGGGTGCGCCATCGTGATCCCGAGCCAGTTGTAAGCTGACGCGGTGCGGTAGTAGCGAAGGCCAGCCAGTTCATGCCGACGCGGCGGGCGGAAGGTTTTCGTGCGCATATTCAATCCGGGTAGTGGGTAGACCATTATCCGAATTGCTGTATATGCGTACAGTGGATGGCGATGGGTGGCTATGCCTGCTCGCTCAGCAGGGCGCGGAGTTCTTCGGCGGCCTCATGTCGATCCAAAGTGAAAACCTCATCGTAACGGTCTGCCGGCCTGGCAAGACGCCGCAACAGTGCCTCGCTGACCACCACATGGCCTGCGGGGACTGCTCTGGTGTTCCAGGTCTCGGCAATAAGCGGTCTCGGGTCGTCTCCACATGCGTAGCGTGCAACACCGCTCGCGACGCATCCTTTTGATGCGCACACCGCAACTATTCCGCCGTCTTCCAGCTCGACAAAAGCGGCTTCTTCTCCGCAGAACGGGCAGGGTTTCAGTTCTTCAGCCATTGCCGTTCTCCTTGTCTTCCTCGGTGATCGCCTTGCACTCGAATACGGTCTTGCCGACGTAGAACTTGCCGAGCTTCCGGCATTCTTCGGCTACGGTGTAATGGGCGTGTATCCAGCCACCGAACCAGCCGATGGCCATGAAGACCAGCATCCATAGACTGAACAATCGGTACTCCTCCGGCTCATGCAGCATGGTCGCCGTTCTCCTTGTCCTGGTTGAGCAGGGCGCGAAGCTCTGCAACCGTCTCGCGCACATGCGGAAACCAACCGGCGCGGCCTGATCCGTCATCTCCCATGTCAGCCGGGAACAGATCGCTGATGCGCCGCAACAGCCCCTCGCTGACCGTCTTGCCGTTGAGGCGCTTGACCACTTCGACAACCCTCATACCGAGGTTGGCCGCCCAGTTCGTAGTTCCGGTGACGTTGGTCTTCTCGTTCCACTGGTAACGCATGACGATATTCATGACGTTATCAACGCTGGGGAGCACAACCACCCTTGCGCGCAGTTCCGATAGTTCGCCGAGGCAGGCTTTCAAGTGCGCTTGCAACTGATAATTCGCTGCCTGCTCGTCGCAGAAGTTTTGTCGAGCAAGGTCTCGTTCGAGTTTGAGATCATCTCTCGCCATTCGCAGTGCTGCGACTTCGGTGCGTAGCGACACAATCAAGTCAGCCTGATCGTTGCGGTGCTGCTCAGCGCGTGCGACTTCCTCCCTGAGCGCCTGGGCCTCGGCGGCGAGGGCGTCGTAGTCGGAGGCCTTCACCCACGCTCCTTCGGGGTTATCAATGTGCTCACAGTCATCAACGTGAGCATGGTTCACGTGGTCGAACCGCTTCACCTCACTCATGACCTACCTCCTTGCTGGCTGCTCGGCGCTTCTTCATGATCTCTGCTACGCCGTCGGGGTACGTGATAGCCACGGCCCCGGCTGCGAGAGCTGCTGACTTCTTCGACAGGCAGATATCGAAGTGCTCCTTGATGGTCCCGGCATGCTGAATCCACTTCCGCTGAACACCGATCTTGTCTGCCATTGCGAGCAGTTCCTCGGTCGTGTCCGCGAGCATGTGGCACATCTTCATGCGGCCAAACGTTGCGTTCATGTCGTCGACGTAAACGGCCATCACAACCCCTCCTTGCCGGGCGCGGCGGCGAGCAGCTCGGCCAGCGATATCTCTGGAGCCTTGCACTGGCCTGCGTCAGCAACAGCCATCGCCAGCGCGCGGTCGTCGACGAATTCTGAATTGCGGAATCGAGCCACCGTCTTCTGCATCTCGTCCACCTGTTCCTGCGTCCAGATTCCGCACTCGACGAGCATCCACCCCTCCGGCACGCTGTGCTGAGCCTGGGCTACGACCTTTTCGTCGGCGACCTTCGCCAGGATGATCAGGGAGCGAGCGAGTTCGTCGGGCGTGAAGCTCTCGAAGTCGCGCAGGATGCGCTGGAGGTTCTTGTTGAAGTAGTGGGCGTCTAACCCGTAGCGATTGCGGGTTGCAGTCAGCTCCGCGACCCTGGCCTGGGCGGCGTCGCGCTCCTGCTCCAACTGCGCGATACCAGCAGACAGGTAGCCGTCGAGCGCCTTCTGCGTGTCTCGGTTGCGCCATGCCTCGGCGAAGTGGCGGGTCATCATGCCCATCATGCGGTGTTCGAGAGTGTCGGCGCGCTTGTTGGCGGCGTCGCGCTCCTCCCTGAGTACCTGGTTCTCGGCTTTTTCGAGTATCAGGTCAGCAATTGCGCGCAGCACCGGATCAACGCCGGGATACTTGGTGAACCCCAGCAGTGCGATGATCGCGCTGATGTCGGCGGCCGCGGCGTTGAAGGCTGATTTGTAGTCATTCATCTGTAGAAGCTCCGGGCGTTGGCGGGGTAGCTATCCGTCCACGCTGTAGGTCGCTCGCGTGGATGCTGTACTTACGCGCATTGCCCTCGTAGTGCTCCTGAAGCGAGCGAAGGGCTCGTACCAGAGTTTTGTCCTGGGCGGTGTGCAGCCAGGGGGATCGGGTTCCGTATCCCGCGCTGCTCACTTCGTAGCGAGGCTTGCCGGAACCGGCGTAGTCGTCACGCCGCTCCACGCGCAGCGTCGAGAGCCGGTTGGAGCCGCTGGACTGGATGCCGGTGGCGACCAACAGCTTTTCGCTGCTGCGGCTCGCATGAACCGTCCAGTTGTAGCCGGGCATGATCTTGACCAACTCGGCACGGAATTCGGATTGCTTCATGGTCACTCTCCCTACGCTACTGGCTGCGGCGCGGCGGCGAGAGATCGCAGGCCATCATGGATGGCTCGCAGGTCGTCGTCGGTCGGCTCTGTGCGCAGGTACAGAACTACGGAGCGCGGATAGGCGAAGTCTCGTCCGATCCCTGACACCTCCGGAACGCTGTGCTGAGCCTTGCCGGGCGCGGCGGCGAGCATGGTCTTGTAGATCTCCTTGCAGGTATCCCACGGCACGTCGATTTTTTGGTCGTACTCGATATCACCACCGCAGACATGGCAATCGCTATCGGTGCCAACATCAAGGCACTCGGCGCAAGCTGCACGGATGTAAAACGAGAACTCTCCGATGCACTCAGCTTTCATCGAACTGGTGACGCAACCTTTGTCCGATGGCACAAGTTTCCACCCCTCCGGCACGCTGTGCTGAGCCTTGGCGGGCGGGGCTGAGCCTGCGAGAACTTCACGCACCTTCTCGATGCCATGCATCACCGTGGTCGGCCATGAGCCATGGTCGGCAGCGTTGACCACTACCCGCAGGACGTGCTCCAGCTCCGCGACCCTGGCCAGGGCGGCATTAATTTCCAAGGCAGCGCCATTAGCGAATTGATTCGCTCGGTCGCGGTCGTTCGCCAGTCGCTCGTTCTCCGCTCGTAGCTCACCGACGATGCGCTCATGCTGGGCGACGGTCATCAGCGATTGATATTCGCCGCCGGATTTCCATTCATCGAGACATGCCTTGTCGCTGACGATTCCGCCGCTGGAGCCGTAACGCCACGCCACCACTTCCGGCCGCTCCGCCTCTGCCTGCTCGGCCTGCGCCTGTGGTGCGAACTCTTCAAGGCTGGTGCAACCCTCCGGCGAGTGATGACCTTCGGTCATGGGCATGCCGCAGAGGCATCCGATTACCGGAGCGTCCTCTGCCTGCGAACGGGACAGCAGAGGCACGCGACGCTCGCGCACGATGGCGGACACCTGCCCGACCAGATCGCAGAGGCTTGCCTGCTTGGCGGCGCCTTCCTCTCCGTTCAGCAGCACGTCCAACTCGCGCACCAGACGACGGTGATCGGCCAGGACTTCCTCGTAGTCGTCGGCGGTGGCCTGCTCGGCCTGCGCCTGGGAGGGTTGCGCCAGGGCGGCGCGGGCTTGCCATGCTTCCATGGCGACATCCCGCTTGCACTTCAGCACTTCGGCGGATTGCCACCAGGCCTCGAACGCCGCGCGCTCATCCCCGCCTGCCTGCTCTACCGATTCTCTGAGCGCCATACCTGTCTCGAAAACTTGTGCAAGATGTTCGTCGAGAGGAGGCAAGTCTGGCTCGCTTTCGTTGTGTACCGGGGAGCCGACGAGTTTGTCGAATGGACCGATGTGTGCCGGGCACGGATGGCGGAGGGAGCCGTCTCCGGAAGGGCAGGTGCATTCATTTGCTTTGGTCATGGGAGCTTTCTCCAGGCCTCGGTTTCGAGGTCAGAAACGGTTATCAGTCGGCGCCGGCGCTCGATGTTTTCGAGTTGAATGACCTCACCCAGGCTGTCGATGACGACCCAGTGAATGCCGGTGGGAATGTGCAGGTAGCGGGCTGGCGCGTTAGAGGGGTAGAGGGCGTTTATGCGGCGGACTGCGGGGCTTTCGTCGAATGGCATGATGGGCAGGCTCCATACGGTGGCGCTGCGTATGTGTGCAAACCAGTTGCGTCCTGGTCTGCGTCGTTTGCGATCTCGTTGAGCTGGCGTGCGAGCTGGCGCAGTTGAGAGGAGGAGAGCGGGGCGCCGAGGCGTGGGAGGCCGTTGACCTCGGCCAGGCGCTGGCCATCCTCGCCGTCCAGGAACAGCGCGGTCAGGTTGAGGGATTCCAT